GTGCATTGCAAACAGTTGAAAAACCTTGGGTTTCTCTTCACATCCTTAAAGAAGAAAAGAAGATCCTTGGTGTTGGAGGATATGACCAATTCCCATACACATGTAGTAGATGGTCAAGGAATGCATTGGAAATATATGGGAGAGGCCCAGGAGGAGATGCACTTCCTGATATCCGAATGCTCAATGAAATGGAGAAAACCTACCTCAAAGGTCTTCAGAAGCAGGTGGACCCTGCGTTGACCCTGCCTGATGATGGGTTTATAACACCCTTAAAAACCTATGCTGGGGCACTCAACTTTCACCGTGCAGGGTTCACCTCTCAGGATATGATAGGTCAGATCCCTACTGGAGAACCTAGATATGCAGATGCAAAGATGGGTCAAGTCAGAGAAGCTATTGATAAAGCCTTCTATTTGGACTTGATGGAATTACCTGGACCTACTGCAAGTGATGGTGATGTACTCCGATTTACTGCAACAGAGATTGCAATGAGACAAAGGGATCGTTTGATTATCCTTGGTCCTATTGTTGCCAGACAAGAAGCAGAGTTTCTTTCTCCTCTTATTGAACGTACCTTCATGCTTATGATGAGATCTGGAATGCTTCCACCTCCTCCTGAAGAAATGATGGAGGTTGATTTCATGGTGGAATATGTGAATCCTGTATCAGTTTCAATGAGATCAGTAGAACTCAATGCAGTTTCACAATTGATGCAATTCATTATGCCTTTGGCACAGATTGATCCTATGGCAATTGAAAGACTCAATATTAGTAGAATTACTGAATTGGGTGCAGAAATCCTACGTGCTCCTGCATCTGCAATTAGAACGAATGAGGAAATGCAACAGATTATGGAAGCACGGCAACAACAACAAATGGCACAACAACAGATGCTTGCAGGACAGATGGCATCTGAAGTTGATAAAAATGTTGCTGATGCGGAAGCAAAGAGAAGAGTTAATTGATGTTTAAAAAAGAGGAACGTAGAAGAACTTTATATTATGAGCTTTTTAACAGTCCTGCTGGTAAGGAGGTATTAGCTGATCTAAGCAGGAACTATAAAATACTCAGTACAACCTTCGTGGAAGGTGATTCTCATCTTTCTGCCTTTAAGGAAGGTGCACGATCTGTTGTAATGAGTTTAATGCAGCTTGCAGGATCTTCCCCACAGGAGGTTATGCAACATATCAAAAAACTAGAAGCTGAATATGGAAGAACCGACCAGTGAACCCGTTGCGAATGAAGTACCAGCGGATAATTCACCATCCTTTGATTCAACCAGTCTCCCTGGAGATTTAGCTGATGAACCGAGCCTTCGTAACTTCGATTCTGTCGATAAGTTGGCTCAAAGCTATGTCCATCTTGTACGAAAGATGGGAGCACCGCCTGAAAACTTCGTCCAAGTCCCTAAAAAAGGAGAATCTTGGGATGGAGTATATCAGGCATTAGGAAGGCCAGACGAACCATCAGGCTACAGTTTTGATGATTTTGAAAATCAACCAGGACAGTTTGATGAATTCAGAGGCAAAGCACACCAGTTGGGTCTGACTCAGAATCAGGCAGAGAAATTGTTGGAAATTTCTGCACAGGAACAACAACAAAGCTCTAAGATGCAACAACAGCATATAGAACAACTGGAAATGGAAGGTCAACAAGCCTTGATGAAGGAATGGCCTGGAAAAGAGTATGACAAGAATATGGAATATGCTCGTCGTGCTTTTGGACAGTTCGCAACTCCTGAACTTCTTCAGTTTGTAGAAAATACAAGGATTGGAGATCATCCTGAAATCATCAAAATGATGTCTAATATAGGCAAAAGTTTTGCTGAACATCAATTGTTAGTGGGCACAGACTCACCAACTCAACTCTCACCAGTCAATGCACAGCAGAAGATTGATGAGAAATTTGGAGACAAAGACTTTAATGAAGCGTATTTAAACAAGGAACATCCAAATCATGATTCTGCAGTGAAGCAGATGTCACGATTGTTCCAAAGTGCAAACGAATAATCGGAAGCACTTGAAGTCCATGTGAAACCTTTCGGGAGATAATCGCTTTAGCGACCTCCCTGTAGGAAGGGTTCGGAGTCCAGGAATGGGCAACTCCCTTTGACAGTTGGACACCCAACTTAAACTACTTAGAAAGGTATCCTATGGCATATGATGCTATAAATACCTCCATGGTGAAGCAGTACTCTGCGAATGTGCAGCATCTGCTCCAACAAAGAGGTTCAAGGCTTCGAGGGGCCGTAACCCTTGAAACAGGCAAGATCGGTGAAGAGGTCTTCATGGATCGTGTCGATGCTACCGATGCGGTAGAGGTCACATCCCGTCATGCGGATTCTCCGTTGATGGATGTCCCACATGATCGCAGACGGGTAACACCGAAAGATTATGACTGGGGTAAGCTTGTAGACAATCCCGATAAATTGCGTCTAATTATGGACCCTACCAGTGCATACGTTGAATCGGCTGCAATGGCAATGGGACGTAAGATTGATGACATCATCCTTTCTGCTGCTCATGGAACTGCATATGGTTCTGGAACGAGTGCAGGTGCTGATGCCAATGAAGCAATTGTATGGCCTGCAGATGCAAGTCAGGATATTGCTGTTGATTTTCAGCAAGATGGGACTACAGGGACAAATAAGACCCTTACCGTCGATAAGCTCATCCGAGCACAACGCATACTTCAACAAAATGAAGCAGATGACTATGATGCAAGTGGACGTTCTCCACTTTTCATTGTTTGTTCATCGGCCCAGATTGAAGGCATGTTAAATGATGATAGTTACAAAAACCGTGATTATTCACCTCTGTATGCTCTGTATACAGGTGATGTGGATCATTTCATGGGATTCAACTTCATCAGAACTGAAAAAACCACTGTCGCAAGCAGTGTGGAAGATGTTTTATGCTTCCATCGTGCTGGACTTGGACTCTGCATCTGGGAAGACATTGTTGCCCGTGTAGATGAACGTCCTGACAAACGGTTCAGCCAGTACATCTACTTTCGGATGACGATGGGTGCTACACGTTTAGAAGAAAAGCGTGTTCTCAAAATCAAATGTGCAAACGCTTAATCTGAAAGGAAAATTATGGCTGCAATAACTGCAGGAACTACCCCAGCATTCTATGCAACGAATATGGGGAATACCGCACAAAGCGGAAATGCCAAACCTGTTATGCGGAATGTCGCAGATATAGGTGGGCGTATGCGTGTAGCCTATGACACATTTGTTATAGGTACTACTGGAACATGGGCACTCAATGGATTGGTACCCGTTGCTGTGCTCCCCAAAATGGCGAAAGTCTGGGATATTAAGGTGTATCAATCAGCATCTTTGGGAGCCAGTAAGAAAATATCAGTAGGTTATTTGCCTACAGATGGAACTACTGCTGGAGATGATGTGAAATTCCAGGCAGCAACTGCTGCTTCTACTGCAACACAATGGATCTTTACTGGAGTCATTGCCACAGGTGCAGTAGGTTACGCTCTTCCTGCAGAGTCCTGGATCACTCTGCATCATACATTGGGATCAGGTGCTGCTGCTGCTGGAACTATCCAGAGCATCATTACCTACACAATCGACTAAGGAGGCTAAATGGCGGGTGCTGTTGATATTTGCAATATTGCGTTGACCAATCTTGGTGAACAAAAGATTGTTTCTCTTGATGAGAATAATGAACGTGCCCGTCTAAGCAAACTTAGGTTTGATGACGTACGGGATACCGTGCTGCGACTCCATCCGTGGAATTGTGTCACGGCCCGTACTATCCTAAACAGAGACACAGATACTCCTGCATGGGGGTATACCTACCAGTATTCACTACCCAGTGACTGCATCAGAGTCCTTGCAATCCATGATGCAACTATTGCATATAGGATAGAAGGATCAAAACTCCATACAGATTCAGGAACCATAAAACTGAAGTATATTCAAAGACCTTCTGATTTGACGGTTCTTGATGCAAATGTAGTCAATCTCATTGGGATTCGACTTGCATGGGAGTTGGCAGAACCTCTAACTGCCAAAACTGTTCTTAAAACTGAAATGTGGCAGAAGTTCACATTAGAGTTGGCAACCACCAGAAGTATGGATGCCACAGAAGGGACACCAGAATATTTTCATGGTTCAACATGGTTGGATGGAAGAATGGGTGCATT